ATCTCTATATTAAAATTAATTTAGAAAATAATGCAACTTCATTAAAAATAATTTTAGATGCTCATATACATCAAAGTGCTGATGTCAGAGCCTTCTATGCGATCAGTGATCGTCCAGGTATGGAACCAATCTTTACTCCATTCCCAGGATATAAGAATTTAAATTCTAGAGGACAAATTATCCAACCAGAAAATAGTGATGGTAGTTCGGATAAATTGGTTGAGAAGTCAAATGACTATGGATTTGATTCTGCTACATTACATTTCCGTGAATATACATTTACAGAAGATGACTTACCTTCATTTACATCATATAGAATCAAACTTATAATGACATCTACTAGTCAGGTATATGTACCAAGACTAAGAGATTTGAGAGTTATTGCTTTAGCATAATATGGATTACTATAAGATTGATGGGAATAAAGATTTAGCAAGAGATCCAAATACTGGATCTATTGTTAATGTGAATAATTTAGAATATCAACAATATGTTTCTGTGAGAGAATCAAAAAAAGTGAAAAATGAATCTGTTGAGAAAGATCTTGCTAATTTAAAAAGTGAAATGAACGAAATAAAATCTTTACTTAAGGAGTTAGTAAATGGCCACTAAAAAGATAACATTTGATCCAACTGCTGGAGTACCTGTTGCATCAAATTTAACAATATATACTGGTGCTGATTTTGATGCAACATTTGATGTATATGATACATCAAACAACATCTATAGTCTCGCTAACGGTGGTTTTACTACTGCTTGGAGTGGTTCAGGGCAAATACAAAAAAGTGCTGGTGTAGCGGCAACAACTGTCCCCTCAGCAACATTTACAGTAGGAGTTACAACTGCTGGTAAGGTTACATTAGCATTGGGTTCTACAGATACAAGTAATCTTTCTCAAGGAAGATATTTGTATAATGTTTTAGTAAGTAGTGGTGGCACAATCTATAATATGATAGATGGAAACGTCCTTGTCTATACTGGCATTGCGTCTTCACCATAAATATACCAAGGGGCAATTGTGTAAATGGCAACACCATCAAGTAGATCAGAATTAGCAGATTATTGTAAACGGCAACTGGGTGCTCCAGTGTTGGAGATTAATATTGCCGATGAGCAAGTAGAAGATATAATGGATGATGCCATTCAGTTCTTTCAGGAAAGGCATTTTGATGGAGTTAGTCAGGCATTTTTGAAATATAAAATAACTCAAAATGATATTGATAGAGGAAGAGCAAATATGAGAGGTCAGTCTGGTGATAAGACGACTGGCATAACAACTGAAACTGTTTCTACAACTATTGCGGGTATAAGCACTACTTTTACTTTTTATGAGAATAGTAATTATCTAGAAGTTCCTCCAGAGATTATTGGAGTAACTAAAATATTTCATTATGATGGTGCTAACACTATTACAAATAATATGTTTAGTGTTAAGTATCAGTTATTCTTAAATGACATATATTTCTGGGGTGCAACAGAGTTGTTGACCTATGCAATGACTAAGACTTATCTTGAAGATATTAATTTCTTATTGACTACCCAAAAACAAATAAGATTTAATCAAAGGATGGATAGATTATATCTTGATATTGATTGGGATGGTGTAACAGTGGGTGACTATTTTGTCATTGATTGTTTTAGAGCATTAAACCCTGCTGATTATGCACAAGTATATAATGATTCGTTCTTAAAAAAATATACTGTTGCATTGATGAAACGTCAATGGGGACAGAATTTATTAAAATTCCAAGGAGTTAAGTTACCTGGTGGTGTAGAACTGAATGGAAGACAAATCTATGATGATGCAGAGAAAGATTTAGAAATCATCAGGGAGCAAATGTCTAACATGTATGAATTACCACCATTGGATATGATAGGATAGAGTTATGGCACTTAATCCTTTCTTTCAGCAAGGTGCTAAATCTGAGCAAAGTTTAGTCCAAAGTCTTATCAACGAACAGTTGAAGATGTATGGTGTTGAGGTACATTATATGCCTCGCAAGTACATGACGGAAAAGACTGTCTTAAGAGAGGTAGTACAATCTAAGTTTGATGATGCTTATCCTTTAGAAGCATATGTAGATACAGTCGATGGATATGGAGATAATCCAGTAATACTATCAAAGTTTGGTATAGAACAGAAGAATGAAATAACTCTTACTATTTCTAGAGAAAGATTTGAGGATTATATTGCTCCTTTAATAAAAAATGAGGAGAATATTAAACTAGCAACTAGACCTAAGGAAGGAGATTTAATATATTTTCCATTAGGAGATCGTTTATTTGAGATTACATTTGTAGAGCATGAGAAACCATTTTATCAGCTCCAAAAAATGTATGTTTATACTTTGAGATGTGAACTCTTCCGTTACGAGGATGAGGTCATTGATACAGGTATTGAGGAGATTGATAATGAGCTCATAGGGGATGATTATGATGGAACCACTGATGATGGTCTTAATACCATTATTGGTCCAACACAAACGCTTACACTGGTAGGTAGTGCTTCTACAGCATGGGCATATACAGGTATAGTAACTACTGGTGGTATTAGAAAGGTTGTTATTGCTAATAGAGGTGGTGGTTACATATATTCACCTCACGTAGGATTTGGATCTGCACCATCAACAGGTGTAACTGGTATTGGTTCAGTTCATGAAATGCTTGGTGGAATGACAGTATGTAATAAGAATATTGCTAATAATATGAAGTCAGTCCAAAGTATTGTTATAGTAAATCCAGGTGCTGGATACACTGTTGCTCCAGGTATGGCAGTAACTGCTGTTGATAATTCGGGAGGAAGTGGATTTATAGGAACCGTTCATATAGGTGATGGTACATTGGGTGTTGTAACTGTTACTGATGGTGGTGGTGGATTTAGTACATCTACTCCAACGGTTACATTTAACACTCCACTATCCTTTACTAATACGGGTATTGGTACAACTGCTACTGGTGTTGCTGTTGTAAGTGCTGCAGGTACTGTTACATCTATTAGATACACTAATGCTGGTGCTGGTTATACTGCTGGTGACCTTCCAATCTCTGTTACCATTTCTTCTCCTTCTACTGATTCTACAGGTAATTACATCTTTAATGAAATAGTAAGAGGATCTACTTCTGGAGTAGAAGCAAGAATGAGAACATGGGATGCTGGAACTAATGTTCTAGAGGTTGGTTCTGTAACTGGAACATTTATAATTGGAGAGACTATTGTTGGAACAGCATCTAGTGCTTCCCGTGTTCTAAGGCTTAGAGACGAGGATCCATTGGATGATGGATTTGCAGATAATGCTGAAATAGAAACAAGAGCAGATGCTATAATGGACTTTACAGAACAGAACCCATTCGGTACTCCCTAAATATAATTTAATAGGACTATAACAATGTTTGAATATTTTTATAACGAAATTTTGAGGAGGACAATTATATCCTTCGGTACTCTTTTTAATGGTATTACCGTTAAGCAAGATGGTGGCGATATAAGAGTTCCTTTAGCTTATGGTCCCACACAGAAATTCCTAGCAAGACTCACGCAAACTCCTGATCTTAATAAGGCAACAGCAATTACTTTGCCACGTATGTCTTTTGAGTTTACTGGTCTTACATATGATCCAGGTAGAAAGGTAACTACTACTCAACAGTTTACAGTAAAGGATCCTGCTGATGGAAGTGAGTCTAAAAAGGCATATATGCCAGTTCCTTACAATATGCAATTTGAACTTGCTATTATGTGTAAGTTAAATGATGATGCATTACAGATTGTAGAACAGATAGTTCCTTATTTCCAACCTGCTTATAATGTTACAGTTAATTTAGTAGATTCTATTAAAGAAAAAAGAGATGTTCCTATTGTATTGGAAAATATTACAATGCAGGATGATTATGAAGGGGACTTTACTCAAAGAAGAGTTCTTCTTTATACTTTAAGATTTACAGCAAAGACCTATATGTTTGGTCCTGTTCAGGCTGCTACCAAAGATATTATCAGAAAAGCAACTGTTACCTATCTTGCTGGTGGTGCAAAATCAGTCGAAAGAGATATTCAGTATTCTGCTACTCCAAGAGCACTTAAGAGTTACACTGGTACTGTTCTTACCAACCTTGCAGCAAATGTAGAAATTGCTGACGACATAATTAAAGTTGATGATGCCAGTGGAATTACTGCTAATAGCACATCTCTAAGTTATCTAGATCTAGGTGGAGAACAGATATTCGTTAAGAGTAAGAGTGGTAATGATCTTAATGTAGAAAGAGGTAAAGATGGTACAACCATTGCTTCTCATCTAAAAGGAGATCCACTCAAGTCCATTACGGATGCTGATGACGCACTAATCCCAGAAGGTGATGACTTTGGATTTGATGGTACTACCACTGGGTTTGCTGATTAATTATGACAACCGAATTTACTAAATTGGATAAAACTTTTAATGTTGCTGCGGAAGTAGTAAAAGAAGAAAAGGCGGAAGTAATTCCAAGAGAGAAACCAGATAGATTAACGAAAGATGATATAACTAAAGATTATGAGTATACAAGAGGTAATCTTTATAGTATAATTGAGAAAGGTCAAGAAGCAATTAACGGTATTTTAGAGGTTGCTCAAGATAGTGATATGCCAAGAGCATATGAAGTTGCTGGTCAGTTAATTAAAAGTGTTTCTGATGCAACTGATAAGTTAATGGATCTTCAGAAGAAACTAAAAGATGTTAATGCTGAAGATGAGAAAAAAGGTCCAACCACTGTAAATAATGCACTTTTTGTGGGTTCTACTGCTGATCTGGCAAAATTAATTAAGAATCAAAATGCCCCAACAAAATAAACTAACACAACTTGTATCTCTTACAGGAATATCAACAGTTGGTATCTATACTGTTGGTGTTACTGAAACTGCTGGTGGTACTGGTATTGGTACTACAACATATGTAAGAACGGCTCTTTTTCATAATGCAGGAAGAGCAGGTGGTGCTACAACTACTGGTTATGCTGGTCTTGGAACTGCAACCTGTTCATTATATGTTTATCCACATTTTGAAGAAGTTGCGGGTGTTGGAAAAACATCTTATAGAATATTGAGAAAAGACTTGGCTCCAAATGAAACTTATATGTTTGATTTGCCGTCATATCCAGTAATTTTAACTGATAGAGAAAAACTTGTAGTAGAAATAACTAAACCAGCAGATTATGTTGGTGGTACTGGAATTGGAACTGTCGTTAATGTTCAAGTATTTGGTGACGAAGATCAAGCATTTGCTTAAATCAACGACACTAAATATTAAATAGATGAACTCTCGGAATCATAAGGTGTCTTTAAAGAAACCCTCCGATTTTTTTGAGCATAAGCGAAATGAAGTTCTTGAAAGAGAATTAGCTCAGAAAAAAATAGAAGAGGAAAATAAATTAAAGAATAAAAAGCTTGCTTATCCAAAGGAACTTTTTGGAGAGGATAGAGTCGTTGTAGAAAATATAATTGAAGAAGAAATAGAAATTGAAGAATCTAAAGTTGATCCATACTTAGAAGAATTTACTTTATTAAAAGGAGATTTAAAACGGGTAGCATCATCAATACCCGATAGAACAGATCTTACTGAAGTTTTTGATGAGATTAATAATTTAAAGAAAAGACTTAATAATATTCCAGAATATGATGGACATCTTGCTCTTATTAGAACGGAAATAGCAGAACTTGAGAATAGTATTAATGATTTACCTACTATTCCAGAAGAGTTTGATCCATCAGATTTATATGAAAATATTTCTACTCTTAAAAACACTCTTAAAGATAAAATACAAGAAGTTAGATCTGAAATTCCTACAGTACCTGAAGTTAGATATTATGAAGATGATCTAGATAATATTAGAGAATTAGTAGAAGGAGTTAGAAATAGTATTCCTGTAGTACCTGAAGTTAGGTATTATGAAGATGATTTAAATGCAATAATAGAAACCATTGATGCTGTAAAACAAACTATTTCAGAATTACCTGAAGTAAAATATTATGATGAAGAAGTTACTGCTATAGCAAAACGTTTTAACGAAATTCAGAAAACTATAGAAGAACTTCCTGAAGTTAAGTATTATGATAAACCAATTAAGGAAATACATGAAGTTATTTTAGAGATTCGTGAAGAAATTCCAACGGTTCCTGAAGTTAAGTATTACGATAAAGATGTAAAAGAACTTAAAGAGAAAATTTCTTCTGTAGAGGAATCTATTCCTACTGTTCCAGAAGTAAAATATTATGATGAAGATATTGAGGGATTAAACCAAGAGATTAAGGAACTTTATGAAAAAGTTACCTCTATAAAAATTCCTGATCAAAATAAGTATATTCAAGAAACAAAGAATTTACAACTTTCTTTTGAGCAGAGAAATCAAAAACTGATTAAAAAAATCAATCATTTAGAGGAAGTTTTTGAGAAATTTAATGAAAAGGTTCTTACTGAAGGTCTTTTAAATATTCCTCCAGATGTAGATAATTCAGATCCTTTAACACCTCTAGATAAGGATTATGCAACTCAGCAGGATCTATCAAAGGCATTTAAGTTACTTACTAATAGAATACAAACTCAGTTAAGTACTCTCGGTGGAGGTGGTGAAACTAGATTCCAATATCTTGATGATATTGTTGGTATTGCTACTAATTTAAGTTCTTATGATGGACAATTCTTAAAAGTAGATACTTCTCTTTCTGCTCCATATAAATTTAAGTTTGCAGATCCTGCAGTTGGTGCTGGTGGTACTTGGCATATTGGATCTGCTGGTATTAGTACAACTAAGAATGTTGGTATAGGTACAACCGCAAAATCAGGTTATGCATTAGATGTTGAGGGTAATGCTCGTGTTACTGGTATATTAACAGTTGGTAGATCAACTATAACTCTAAATCCAAATACCGATATAATCCAAGTTGGTACAGGAATTACTCTAGATGCTACTAATAGTAAAATTTTAGTTAGTGGAAATGAAATAGCAGATTCTAGCGGTAATGCAAATTATTCTGGTATTATTACTGCTGCCACTTTATCTGCTACTACTGGAAATTTCTCTGGTAATGTTACTATCGGTGGAACATTAACATATGAAGATGTAACCAATATAGACGTTGTTGGTTTTGCAACAATTACTAAAGGTATAGAAGTTCAGGGTACTGGATCAACGACAACAACCTTAAATGTAACTGGTGTTTCTACTTTTGCTGGAATTGGAACTTTTGGTAGTGATGTTTATATTGATGGGGATCTTAATGTTACTGGAGATATTAGTTATGATGAAGTATCAGGTAAGAATCTTTTAGTTACTGGAATTACTACATTAGGTACAACAATTGTAGGCACTGCTGTAACTATCAATTCTGGTGGTATTGATATTGCTTCTGGTGTTGTTACTGCCACTACATTTGATGGTAATTTAGCAACCACTAATTTAACTGGCACTATAACAAATGCTCAACTAGCAGGTTCTATTGCCAATGATAAATTAGCAGGTTCTATTACAAATGCTAAGTTATCTAATTCATCAGTATCTTATGGTAGTGTATCAGTAGAATTAGGTTCTTCTGACGACACTCCAGCCTTTGATTTAATTGATGCTACTAACTATCCTTACACTTCACTTACTGGTATTACAACTTCAA